GGTATTTCCACCCCTGTACGTCTCACCACCTATATGGTCGTGGAAAGCCTTGGTGGTGAGTTCATTGAATTCAACATAGGGGCTGTCACCATGACTACTCTCCCAACCCAATCTCACCCTGAAATCACGATTATCAATGGTCGTGTTGTCACCACATCTCTTGCAGTTTCTAATTACTTTACTAAACGGCATGAGCGGGTTTTAGACAGAATTCGAAACCTCGAATGTTCCGCTGAATTTACTGAACACAATTTTGTGTTAAGTGAATACACCGACGCATCAGGCCGCAAACTTCCCTGCTACCAAATCACCCGCGACGGTTTTGCGTTTCTTGCCATGGGCTTCACTGGCAAACGTGCAGCCCGGTTCAAAGAGGCATACATCAACGCCTTTAACCAGATGGAGAAGAATTTATCTGGTGCTGACGCGGTTGATATGTCAGCTGTTGCACGAAACGCCAGAGGCGTATACCTGCATTTGCGTGAAATCCATCAAATCTGGAAAAGCCAGCTTTACCCCATGCTTAAGGCCGTTGAATCTCCGCTGGCGAGCAAGCTGTATGACCGTGTAGGAGATGCTGTTTTTGGCGCTGCACTTGTTGATTCCAGACTTAATGGTTCTGACAAGGAGGCGCACCCATGATTCGCCGCATCGTTAATTCCCTGTATCACCGATACAACCGTTGCCCCCGTGTGGGGCAGTGGTTCGCCACCAGCAACGGTCACGTTCTGCGGGTTTGCCTAGTCAACGCTGAAAGCCAGAAAGTCGTGTGCGAACTACAGGGGCGTAGCTACACCATCAGTTACCCGCTGGCGGTATTTCTGTCTGGAAAAATGTTTAAGCGTCTGGGAGGTGCCGTGTGAGCCGTTACGCTCCTACACCTGAAGTTATGGCTATTGGCCAACTCAATATTTCTGGCAATGTCACACCAGCGAACTGGTGGAAACATATTCGGCTACCAAGTGGTCGTCCGGATGCGACTGCCATTGCGCTGCTTTCAGAGATTGTTTACTGGTACCGCCCGACAGAAGTCAGGGATGAGCATACCGGGGCTTTACTGGGATATCGCAAGCGTTTTCAGGGTGACAAGCTGCAAAGAAGCTATCAGGCGTTTGCTGAACAGTTTGGCTTTGGGAAAAGGGAAACCGCAGATGCGCTGAAGCGTCTTCGTGATGCTGGGTTTATTACTCTGGATTTACGTACGGTGGAAATGCTAGACGGGGTGAAATGCAGCAATATTTTGTTTGTCGGGATCAACCCACAGGCAATTGCTGCCATCACCACACCTTCTTCTGTTTCGCCAGAAAGTAACAGCAATAACTCAATCAGCGATACAGCTATTACGTTAAAACGGAACACCCCCCAACGTCATAACGGAACAGGGGATACGCCGAATGTTGATACAAATACAGAGATTACTACAGAGATTACAACGGAGACTAAAAACACTATTGGCGCATCCGCTGACGCGTCTGCACCAGCGCGTTCTGCCCGACAGGAATATTCACCGGAATTTGAACAGGCCTGGCAGGAATATCCCAAACGTGCTGGTGGCAATTCCAAGTCAGCAGCCTTCAAAGCCTGGAAAGCCCGTATCAGGGAGGGAATAAAACCGGAGACCATGCTTGATGGTGTGAAGCGGTATTCCGCCTGGGTACGCGCTACAGGAAATACCGGCACACAGTTCGTGAAGCAGGCAGCGACGTTCTTTGGCCCCGATCGTCACTTCGAAGAATTCTGGCAACAGCCAGCCGCTCCCGGAGGTGGGCGACAGCGACAGGTCGATGTCCTGTCTGGCCTTGGTGCCATGTCTGACAAATTCGGTAAATCCAGTGACAAATTGACATTCTGAGGTGACAGCGATGATGACGTTTAACCTGCGTGAACAACAAACAAGACTACAGGCGCGAATGGATGAGTTACGGGCAGAGATTGCATTTGCTCAGAAGGGCGAAAAACCATGGCCTTATCGTTCCTGCCTGATGCGTGAAGGTCGCGGGTATTGCGAAAAACACGGTAAATACCATACGCATATACTGGTGTGGAGCGATCGCAATGGCGAGGACAGAGAAAAAATTTCATGCTGCCCTGACTGCTTGATCGCTGAGGCCAACGATTTGACCATGGAGCTGTCGTCCCTCAAGGCGGAAGAGCTGACTGATAACGCCGGAATTGCCCTGCGTTTTCGGGACTGTGAGTTTGATAACTATCTGGAGGTTAATCCTGACGCAGCCAGAAATCTTGCAGCCTGTCGCCGCTATGCGGAGAACTGGCCAGATATGCTGGAGAACGGCACCAGTCTTGTTATGACTGGCAGTTGCGGTACCGGGAAAAATCATCTGGCGGTATCAATGGCAAAACACATCATCCGTAATCATCTGGCCAGCGTGGAGATCACCGACGTGATGCGCCTTACCCGTGCTGTGAAAAACTGCTGGCGGAATGACAGCGAAAAAACAGCGGATGAAGTTATTGAGCATTATGCGTCAATGGATTTGCTGATCATCGACGAAGTTGGTGTTCAGTTTGGCAGCGCGGCTGAAATGGCTATTTTGCAGGAAATTATCAATGCCCGGTACGAAAGCATCCTGCCCACCATCCTGATCAGCAACCTTTCACCGGAAGAGTTGTGGGCGTTCATCAGCCCCCGCATTGCCGACAGGATCACAGACGGGGGACGCAACTGGTTGTCGTTTAACTGGCCCAGCTATCGTGCGCATATTGGAGGTGTGGCTGCATGACCACTCCAGTATGGCGTAACGATGATCTGGAAGGCGCTGTCATTGGCGCGTTTTTTCTGCGTGGGGCAGATCATGAAGTGATGGATATTCTGGCCACACTGCCAGCGGACGTTTTTTCTGTACGAGCGTATAGGGATATCTACACAGGCATCTGCCGACAGGCTCGTGTTTCAGGTGTGATTGATCCTGTGCTGCTGTGTAATGAAATGCCGGAACTTGCTCCGGTGATTACTGATACCGGGCGTAAAAGCTGGGTGAAGTCGTCACTGGAGCACTATGTTGCAGCGTTGCGTCGCAATGCCGCACTGCGTGATGCAGAAAAGACGCTGAATGAGGCGTTGCAGAAATTACGTGATGCGCATACCTGTGAAGCAGCTGAAGATGCCCTGAAGGATGCGCAGAACATGATGGCCTCATTGTCGATGGAAAAAGGCGCAATTCAGCCGGTACATATTGATGATGTGCTTCCGGAAGTGGTTGACCGTGTTGAATGCCGGAATCAGGGGCTGGAGAAATCCAGGACGTTGATGACCGGTATTGATGAACTGGACGCAAAAACAGGCGGCATGGAGCCCGGCGACCTGGTATTTATTGCGGCTCGTCCGTCAATGGGCAAAACCGAACTGGCGCTGGATATCATCGACAAAGTGACTGAACAGGGGCGCGGTGTTCTTCTGTTCACAATGGAAATGGCGAACATTCAGATCGGTGAACGCATGGTGTCTGCTGCCGGAGGAATGCCTGTATCGCGCCTGAAATCTGTCTCTCACTTTGGTGACGAAGACTGGGCGCGTTTCATTAAGGGTGTGGAGCTGATGACCGGACGCAATATCTGGATGGTGGACCAGGCGAACCTGACCATTGACGAGATATGCGTAACAACGAAACACCATTTGATTAAACATCCGGAAACGGCACTGGTGGTGGTTGATTATCTCGGGCTGATAAAAACCCGAACCACGGGGCGTCATGACCTTGCCGTGGGTGAAATCTCAAAGGGGCTTAAAGGCCTGGCAAAATCCGGCGGATTACCGGTGGTTGCGCTGAGCCAGCTTTCCCGTGGTGTGGAGTCCAGGCCCAATAAACGCCCTATGAACTCAGACCTGAAAAACTCTGGAGAAATAGAGGCGGATGCAGACATCATTCTGATGCTTTACAGGGATGAAGTGTACAACCCGGATACGCAGGCCAGAGGCATTGCAGAAATCAATATCACGAAACAACGTAACGGTTCTCTGGGGACGATTTACCGACGTTTTTATAACGGACATTTTCTGCCTGTAGACCAGGAAAGCGCGCAGGTTCTTTCCACATCAATGCAGCCGTCCAGACCGCGCAGATACAGTAACAAACGAACTGACAGCAGTAAGATGGAGCGTTTCTTTTGAACAAACAGACAATGACTTTTACCCCTGAACAATTACGTAAACAGGCGCAGGAAATGTTGCGACAGGCGGAACAACTGGAAAAAACAGGTGTAACAAAAGATGCCATTCGTCGGGATATGGTGCCGGCGCTCAGGGAACTGATGCAGGCGAAGCACCGCGCACAAAAAGCAGTGGATGAGATGGTGGATTGTGTGGCAGAACTGGAAACCAAAGTTGGTAAGTTTGAAAAACTGGTGCAGGAGGTGCTGCGCTGATGCGCCATGAGTTTATTTTACCTTATCCGCCGACGGTAAATACTTACTGGCGACGTCGTGGCAACACATATTTTGTATCAAAAGTCGGTGAGCGTTATCGCCGTGATGTGGCGCT